TTGTGATATTTCTACTTGACGACGCAAAGTATTCATATCCTTAGTCAATTGTGTTATTTCATTTTCATTATAATTTAGTTTTTTTTCACGAAATTTGTCAGCAGCATTTATCATATTACTGTGTGTATCGAGTTTAATAATTTCTTCTTTAAAGTTAGAAAAATCATTTGATACTGAATCTAAATCTCTATCCAATAAGGCTTCAATATCATCATTGTATTTACTATTATAAATATTTCCAGCCATTGTAATTCAATATACTTGAATACAATATTTTTTATCTATAAATGTATTTATAGATAAAAACGTTTAATAAAAACTATTTAATAACACACACATTCTTTTTTACCATCAGGTAAATTACCATCTGAATCACCTCCATATTCTTGTATAGGGGTTGAAGCATCACTAGTTAATACGTACCATTTTCCAATAGTTTGATTTGCTTTTGTCCCATATATAAATAGTTGTGGTGAATTAGCATTTTCTTTATAAACAAACCGAGGGATAATTGAACCACTTATACGTAATGTATTTACATCAACATTGAGACGAAGAATATTATCTTTTATATAATATTTATCTCCATTATGAAGAATATTGCGCGAAGGTTTATTATTGTCATAATCAATGTTCAAGCATCTTGTAGATACCGACGCACTTGATGGTAAGCATCGTTTGACGACATCGGCTGCATTTCCAACACGAGATTCTTTACATTTCGCAATTAATTTATCAATACTTACACTCAATACTGACATAGGAATACGTGGTGGTAAATCAAGTTCAGTTGGTGATTCACCACAACGCAACGTATTTTCTGGACGATTAAAACCTCCAATATATTTAAAATAAAAAGGGTCTTTATTTGAATCCCATTGACTTGGTGCACATGCAATTTGAGTAAATGCCGGACTTTGACAGTAAATATCATCAACATTCGATTGATCTTTTGGCTGAAATAACCATTGTGGATATGATACATTTGTACTCGTATAAACAGATGAATTATCTGTATCTAATTCACAATTGGTTGATGCATTATTGGGATTTAATATATATGAATAATTAATTTGAACCATACTATCGGGTTTGAATACTTTACAAATACGTCCTCCAACAATAATTTCACGTGATTTATCATCACACGCACCAATAGCGGGTACGTTTTTGGAAAGCACATGTCTAAAAAATACAAAAGCACCTTCTTGAAAATCGTCACTTGCTCCTAATTTCAAATATGCTTGAATTTCGGGGTCAGTACGTATTCTTATATTTAAATCACGTTTAATTTTATCATCTAAATTTACTCGTTGTTCTATATTATCTTGTATTGCTTTTACAATATCAGTTGGGGCAGTAGTTTGATAATAATTTATTAATTTTTTAGTTAAAATATTAATTGTATCAAGTTTTGTAGATTTAAATGCCGAACTATTCGTTATTGATGATTGTAATTCAGAACCACCTAATAAATTTATTATAAGTTCTGTTACTTTTTCGTCAATTGCTTGTTTAATTTCTCTTGTTACCTCACCCACATTAACATTATATTGCGGTTGATATAATGATGTTTTGATAGTAAAATCATCACTTGATACTATTTGTCTTCCTGCTGATAAATTTTCGTTTATTCCTGTTACAACAGGTCCTTCCATTAATGATTTAATTTTATTATTATTGTAATTTGCCATTTCATATAAATTTCCATCAATCTTTCTCGAACGTTCAAATTCACTATCTACTTTTCCAGCAACAGTATCCAATACACTATAAATATTTTTATTTGCAACCGTTAAATCATTTGCAAAACACGGTGATTTATAGGGGGGGATATCAAATGGGCCTACATCGGGATCAAACTCAGCGCATTTTGTGGTTTCATAATGCTCGTGAACTTTTTTTGATACGTTACGATTATATAATATAAATCCATATATTGCTAAACCAATGATGATAATAGCAATACCTATTAATAATTCCGTTGAACACATATATTCTAATAATATATTTAATTATGAAATAAAATATATTATTAGAATATATTGTATATCATATGAAATGTTCTAATATGATTATCCTTACATTTCTATTTATTATAACTGGAATTATTATATGGAAATTATACTATAAATCAAATAAAAAAAATGAAAATTTTAATTGTTCTTCAACTACATCAAGCATGACAAAATCTGGTCAGCGTAAATATTTCACAAATGGATTATTGGATGGACATTATGATAAATTAGCATTATATAACAATGCTGCATACCATCAACAAAATACAAATAATAAAATAGTAGAATTCAAAAATAGATTCATCGAATCTAGACAAAAACACGATGGAACCCGAAAAACATTTGATGAATTAGCAGTAGATATTCCTAAATATTATCAGCGCATAACGAATAGTCAAACAGATTCAGACAATACAATACAACAATATAAAAGAAACGCAAACGATATGGTCAATTCTACTGATATGGATTTAGATACATATGTTATTCAAAAACAAAAAGTAGATGTTCCAGCTAAAATTAAAAATGAATTGGTAATAGAAACAAATAAACAATTAAATCGTGTACGTGATACAACTTCTAATTATAATAGTGTAATTAATTTTAATACATATTTAACACAAGAAATGCGAGATACAAACTTAAACGGAACTAAAATTATAGAGTCATCATCATTAATGAGTAAAATACAATCATTTTTACCATATAAAAGTTTCAAATTATTATATTCTGCTGATTCTAGAACTTACTCACCGTCAAATTTTCATGATGCGTGTGATAATATAAATAGTTCGACTAAGATGTCAACCCTAACAATCTATAAAACAACGAATGGGTCTATTCTATTAGGATATAACAATGATGGATGGAAATCTTATGGTAGATTTACAGCATCGGCATATGGGACAAATTGGATATCTCTATTAAAAGGTGGTAATTTAGGTGAGAATGAACCAAATCGATATTTCAATAAATGTAATTTAAATAATTCATTGTATAATGATTATTATTCAGGTCCACAATTTGGTTCAACAGAATTGCTCATTAAAGACAATAATGTTTCATCATCTATAATGATGTATAAAGTATCAAAATCAAACAATTCTACATATGGTTATGATTCTAAATTAGATATCCAACAGATTGAACAATTTTATTTACAAACATCCAATAATACCGATGAAAAATATTCATTACTACCAAATGGAAATGAGAAATTCGATAGTATAGAGGTATTTCACGTTTTAGATGAGATGGTACGTATCTATGACTGGCAAAAACAAAGTAATAAAATTGTGCGTGTCAAAGGTGATTCTGGTAATATTCAATGTTTTGCTAAAACACTTGTAGATCAACAAACAAGAAAATGTGATGAGACGACACCTATGAGTGATTTTAGTAAATTAACATCCAATGAAATATTAACAATTGATTGTGATGAATTAGAAATTCAAGATAGTAGTCATTGGTGCGCACAAGTATCAAAAGAATTTAATAAAGACCCTTTGAATATAAATTATGAAGTATGTCCAGTAGGGTGGAGTGTAGTGCGAGATCCTAACAATCCTACTAAAACCATATGCTATTCACAAAAAGGTTCTATGAATCCAATTTCATTGAATGAAGATACAATTCAAATGAAACGCGCACGTGCAGATGTTCGATTTCCATTCAAATATGATTATACATCATCCTTTTTAAATGATGATTTGCGAACAAATATACGTAAAAATGTATCTAATGTATTAGGAACATCAACTACACCCATTCAAGTCAACCTCGATCGATTTAATTTCAATAGAAATGGTGTTATGATTAACGTATTTAATATAAATACGGCGAATATACCACCCAAAGGTAGGAAAATTTCAACTGAAATGATAACTACGGCAATTAATTTTAATTGGGGAACAGGTCCTATCTTTCGTATGAACGAAAAAGTGTATATTGAATTTATAACATATGTGCTTATTCCTGATGGCGCTAAAACAGTTAGTTTTAGTTTAAAGGCTGATAATTCTGCACGATTGGCAGTTTCGAAGGATGGAACAGCAAAACTTCAAATACTGTTGGATTGGACGGTATTAGGCAATACTAGCACCTCTGCACCCATATCTGTTAAAGAAAAAATGTATTTACCAATTCAAGTCGATTACCATTGTGCCAGAACAACCGATAGTGCAAATGTTACATTGTCGTGGGCAATTAATGATGGTCCAATGCTGATTGTGTCACGTGATAATTATTTTCTAAGTCAAGATCAATGTTCTAAACTCGACGCAATGGGCATTGCTAAAATACCTATTTCAAAGAATTGTTCCGATGTGGTATGTGATATTGAAGAACAAATATGTTTAGCGGGAACACCTGGTGCTGGAACAGATGATTGGATATGCAAAAATAATAGTTGGGTTTTACAACCAAAATAAAATGAATTATTTATAATATATAGATGGTGTGAATGATTTTAATCATAGTATCTATCATATTATTTATCATTTTTGTATTACATATATTTCAAAACCATAAAAATAAAGAATATTTTGAAAATAATAAAAAATGTATAGGTAATGCGTTATCCGGTGATAAAAATATTCATTTAACAAACGCTATGATTGACACGTATTACACTAAATCACAGTTAGGGAACATAGCTAAATATAATTCAAATCGAACATTAGAAGCTCTAACAACATTTAAAAATAAATTTGAAACCGCAAAACAACAAGAAAAAAATCAACATAGGTCATTTACATCGATTACGGGAAAAAATTCAACATATGTTGGTGATCAAGTAGGTGCGCAAAATAATGCGGAACAAAGAATCAAACAATTAAAACTAGATGCGGATGAACGTATCAATCAAATTGATAATGACATGTCAAAATATGTTGATTCAACAACAAAATTAAACATACCTGATAAAATCAAACAAACATTAAAGGATGAAACAACTAGACAATTATCATTAATAGAACCGCCTAAACCACTTGATTTTAGTGGTAGTTTTACACAAAAAGAGAATGAATATAATTGGACAATTGGTGATAATAATACATTGATACGTATAGAACCCATAACACGACAAATACAATGTGTCGCAACGTCTGAAAAAGATAAATGTGCAACAGATAAAGGAATCAATGATATAAAACGTATGGATGACAAAGATATTCCAATCCTATCCTGTAATGCTGGCAATTATAATAATATAAATCATTGGTGTCATTCTTCTTATAAAAAACTTGCTAATAAATATGACAATATAATTGATTATACAAATTGCCCAGTGAATTGGGAATTGAATAACGCAAAACAATGTGTTCCTAAATCGGGCGTACCTACTCCCCAACTTATTGATTCGGTGAAAGACCAGAAAACGGTTTTATTTTATAATGGCACATTATATCGAAGTCTAAGTGAAAATTGGGAATATAATAGTTCATCCTATATATGTCAAACAGAATATATGCAACTACCTAATGGTTGGAGTATTGCACCAAATAATGATGATAGCAAATATGTTATATCAAATTATAGATGGTCGACGGCAGTTATGGTTCTTAGTGATGGGTCATCTTATTACACAAATATATGGGGGGATAGACAAATTCGACTTTATTCCAATGGAATGTTGCTAAATAGTTACAATACGTATAGACCAAATGTGTGTAATGGTGGTATATTACTTGTTAAAAATAAGCAACAAACGATTTCATCTATAACATGGAATGATAACGTTGAAAATAAACGTAACTATATGAAAGATTATAGTCATCTTCTATTTCCATTTAAAATTAATGTTGCTAATAATGTTTCATCCGTTATTAATAAAGCATTAGATGAAAAATTGGGCACAATAACATCTAAAAAAACAATAAATGTAAACTTAGATAAGTTCACATTTTATCGCAATGGTGTTCTTGTTCGTACATTTGCATATACTCCGTCAAATGGACGAGGAGCAAAAATAACAGACGAAATTACAACATCGTCTATTAATTATAGCTGGAATAGTTCGATTGATACAATATTCAATATTCCACGCACGCAAAATATATTTATAGAATTTACAGGATATATTTTTATACCAGAAGAAACAACTAGTGTCAAATTTTATATAACAGCAAATACTGCTATGAAATTTTCATTAGCAGTTGATGGAAAAATTGAAAATATACGTAGCTTAAACAATGAGTTTTTATCAGAATTTACAACTAAAACGATTTCTGTTCAAGAAAAACAATATTTACCATTTATTATAGAATATTATCAAATAGGTGGAACGTCTAATCCAAGTATTCGTTTAGAATGGGCGTTGAATAATTCATCAAAACCTGTAATTGTTCCACGTGCTGTATATTACATTGATAAAAATCAATGTAATGCTGATAAAATAAATGTGCCCAAATTTAGCAACTCGATTGGTCGAAAGGAAATAGATGAAATAACTAGATTGCCGGCAGGTATTGTCGGTTGGTATGATGGTGGGTCGTTTGACAATAAAACAAATCGATGGCTTGATAAATCTGGAAATAGTAATCATATAACAAATTGTTTTGGACAAATTAATACAAATTTTAATAGTGGAAATGGTTCTACCGAAACGAAATACATAACCGGTGATAAAAATGCAGGTCTAACATTACCGAGTCCAGTCGTATGGAATGGTGGAAAATATACTTTTTTTCATATTACTCGGTATGCTGGAAATACGAATGGGCGTATCTGGGCAGGAACAACAGGAAATTGGTTATCAGGTCATTGGAGTAATCGTGGTGCTGCAATTCATCAAGATGGATGGCTATCGGGTGGTGGTAGATGGTCATATGAAGGAATGTTAAATGGAAAAGACTGGACACTTATAACGGACCAATCGTCATACGCGCGAGTTAATCGTGCGTCATATCAATTTTGGGGTGGGAGTGGAAATATTCCTCAAAATATTTCTATTAATAATGGTAATTATAATGAAAAATCGGATTGGGCGTGTGCAGAAGTTATCATATATCAACGCGAATTAAGTGTTGCTGAAATAGAAGTAGTTGAATCGTTTTTATATACGAAGAATAAATTGTCTGTATAATCAAACAAATTATATTAGCTAATTATTGTATAATTTATAGATACTTTTCCACTTTGTAGACCATAATTAAGCATAAAAACACTGTCAATATTAATAAATTATAATATTATTTGATTTTCACATTCAATTGAATTTTAATATATTATATCAGTATATGATGGAAGCTGTTGATTTTTTGTTTAATGAAAGAAACGGTAAAATAACTGTATTTGATAAAGGCCTAACTGAAGGAATTATAACAGAGCCATCTGTTCGATGGCTGGCAATTGTGTCTATAATTGGTATTGCTACAGCATTAAAATATGAGTCTGATCCCGACAAAAAATTTCAGTTAATTCTTATTTTATTATTGGCATTCGTTACTGAAATCATCAATACAAGTATAGAAGCAGTCGTTGACCGTGTTGGAACATCATTTCATAAATTATCGGGATATGCCAAAGATTTAGCTTCAACAGCAACATTTGTATGGATTATATTTGGATTATTTATATGGATATCATGGATACGTTCTCAATATAAATCAAATAAACTGCAAAAACATAATCCAAATCGTAGCAATATGTTTAAAAATCCTATGGGAACAATTATATACTTGATATCATCATTGTTAATTGTAGTTCCTTTAGGATTTTTAGCCCATTATTTATTTAATTTAAAATATAGATAGATTACTGTTAATTCTAATAAATTCAAAACAATGTATATAATATAATGTGGAATACGAAACGTTACATTATTATTGTTTCAATCATTATTTTTTGTTTTATTGTTTTTTTCATAGCAGGATATTTAAAACATAGAGAAAATAGAGCGAATATGGAAACATTTGTCAGTAAAAGTGTAGAGCAATTTAAAGAATGTGATACACCAACGAAAATATATGATTTATTCTATAGTAATATTTATGACGAATTATTTCTTTCAACCGCACGAAATCAATATGAAGTATTACAAATTCGTGAATTAATATTAACAAAATATAAATTAGGTCCAATAAATATACTTGACCTCGGTTGTGGATTAGGGCATCACGTAGATTTATTTACACAATATAAATACAATTGTGTTGGATTAGATATTTCAAAAAACATGTTAAATATCGCAAAAGTCAAATATCCATTATTAGAATTTAAAAGAGGAAATATGATGGACCGTAATTTATATACTCCAGCCTCATTTAGTCATATTACATGTTTTTTTTATTCAGTGTATTATGTCGAGGATACATTATTATTATTTTCAAATGTAAATACGTGGCTTTCTAAAGGAGGTCATTTTATTATACATGTTGTAGATAAACGTAAATTTGATCCCGTATTAGAAAAAGGTAGTGGTTTAATTCCACTTTATAATCCACAACGATTTGGACATAAGACACATACACAACTAACGTTTAATAATTTTAAATATAATGCAGATTGGAATTTAAATAAAGTTCCTGTAATTTTTTCAGAAATTTTCAAATTTAACGAAGGACAAGTACGTAAAAATTTTCATAAGTTGTATATGTATACTATGAAAAAAATAGTTGATACTGCTGAAAAAGCAGGATTTAAACTAACAAATACAATAGATTTAGCACTTGTTAATCAAACGTATAACTATTTATTTTGTTTTGAAAAGAAGCATAATATTCTATTATAAATCATTATCAATCGTTGTAAATAATATGATTGATAATAATATAAAAATGAGTTATGCTTTATTGATTGGTTTAAATTATAGTTATACGAATAATCGATTATATGGATGTATCAATGACTGTATTCGCATGAGACATATTTTAGCAACAAGTTATGGATTTGAACCATCAAATATAGTATTTATGAGAGACGATATATATAATAGTTCTCATCAACTTTACCCAAATAAAGTGAATATAATTCGAGAGATAAAAAATTTATTTGCACTTTCGAAAACAACCGCAAATCTTCTTTATTTTCATTTTTCAGGACACGGTAGTTCAATTCGAGACATAACAAATGATGAAAGGGATGGGAGAGATGAATTTATCGTTCCTGCTGATTATTTTACAGATGGTACTAAAATAATAGATGATGAATTATTAGTATTGACACATCAGTTGCATCCTAGTGTCCCGTGTTTTATGATATTTGATGCGTGTCATAGTGGAACAATGTTGGATTTGAACTGGAGTTATACATTTAATAAATCTACTGGTCTATTCATTAAAAGTGCAGGCACCCTTACAAATTCTCCTGTGCAAAATAGTATCGTTTGTATTAGTGGTTGTATTGATGCGGAAGTTAGTTTAGACGTATTTGCAAATGGACAATACAATGGTGCTTTGTCTAATGGTTTATATAATGTAATGGCCAAAGTACCTACAGGAAAACTTATATCAGTGGGTTCTTTAGTTGTTAATATATATAGGTATCTAATTAAAAATTCATTTCGACAAAATCCTATGGTAACTACACAATTACCATTAAACCTAAATAATGTTGCTTTCTTAAAATCGACTAATACTGTTCGTAATAGAATGATGGATGAACCTGAACTTGCTACACCTGAACTTGCCACACCTGAACCTGAACCTGAACTTGTCACACCTGAACCTGAACCTGAACTTGTCACACCTGAACCTGAACCTGAACTTGTCACACCTGAAGTACCTGAACTTGTCACACCTGAAGTACCTGAACTTGTCACACCTGAAGTACCTGAATCTATTGTCCTAGAATCCAACAACCAAGAATCAACTGATAAAATTGGATTAATTATTAATATATTACCTGAACAAAAAGCATTAATTAATCAAATCAATAACATTGTAGTAAATAAATTAATGTCTGAAGAACAAATTACAGCACTTGTTTCTGCTGCATTATTAACACTAAAATAAAAAACTAATATTGTCTAATCAACTATGCTGACAAATCGAGTCAAAATAAAATTATATGTACACATTCATTTGTTGATGAGTCATATACGTTATGATATAATATCATATATTTGATAACGTATGTATTGCAAAACAGTAACGTAATAGCTTTTTGATGTGTAATTATGTAATTCAACTATTTAACCATTATAGTGATTTGATGTATTATACAACGCATAATACAGTCGTTGCTTCGCCCTTACAGCGTCAGACATATTTCATATAAAAATCAAATATTTTATTATTTTATGTTTTAGCAAATCTGCAAATAGGAAAATATCTATAAATTATGAGATTTTAGGAATACTAGAACACCTGTTGGTCGAAAGACCATGTCAAAACGCTGTAAGGGTTAAGTAATCATAGAATAAGATCGTGAGTTCTCAAAATACTATAAGGGTTAATTATTGAATGTATAAGAGCAGAAATATATTCGACGATGTTGTGTTTTATAAATAAATTTCCACATTATATATATGGGAACGAATCCATGTTTGAATGGTTATTTGCAAATATATGGAACATATTAGCTGTATTATTGTATTTATTCGTATTTAATGTTATTGTTGTTGTCATATTACTTCGAAACAAACGCGATATGTTCGAAAAGGATTGGCATAAACATCGGTGTAAACCCTATATCTTACCTATAAGTGGTTGGATTTATGCTGACCCTGGACAATCAGCAATTAAAGCAACATTAGATAATTTTAATGGATGTATTTGGCAAAGAATTAAAGCATATTTTAATATTTTTATAGAACCATTACGAAAAATTATGTCAATGATAACGGATGTTCTTAGTGATTTAACAATTAATTTCAATGTATTACGTTCACAATTGTCTATTATGCGAAATATGATAATGGGTCTCGTTATACAACTTATGAAAAAAATAGAGAATTTAATGGCTGCTGCTGTATTTACTTTTTCGAAGATTCATACAATGATGAAACGTCAAATGGGTATTTATCAAAATATCGTATATTTATTACAAACCTTAGCGGTTACAATGACAGGATTAGTGGGTGGAACATTTTCGAATATGATTGATTTTACAGAATGGGGTTTATGGGCTTTACCACCATTTACATTAAACATACCTGGTTTATTTTTTCCAATTTGGGGGTTTTATTGTTTTGCTCCAGAAACCAAAATAGAAGGATACGCAATTAAAGATATTTACCTCGGTCAATGTTTATCATCATCGTCTGTTATCAGTATTATGCAATTTAGTGTTCCTGAAAATTCAAGACTATTTGATTATAATGGTGTTCGTGTTAGCGCACATCACGTTGTATTGGAAGGCAATAAATGTTTAAAAGTCCGCGATAGTAAAAAAGCAAAACCAATTATGTATAACGACAAATATCTGTACAACTTATGCACGACAAATCATATATTATATGCAGATAATGGTTCTATATTTACTGATTATGATGAACATAGTTCATTTATAGAATATGAAAAATTCAATGAACGTATATTACGAATGTTGAATATGCGTGATAATGTTTCACCCGTAGATCTCATATGCAACCGAACGCACCCAATATATGATAGAAGATATAAATTGGGTGTAGGAAAAGGTTCGCTTGTTGATGGTATTCCAATTGAAATGTGTCAATTAGGTGATAATATCGATGGTATCATAACTCATTTACGAGAACCAGGTGATAGAATATTTTTATTAGGTTGTGTTTATTTTTTAGAATACACTAAAATTTTTTGTAAGAAACTGAATACGTGGATTACAATTCGCGACCATCCTGACGCAAAATATGTTGAAAATTATGATCATACTACATTTCATTATATAACAATGAAGAATCATATTGTTCATATTGACGAGTTTATTTGTGCCGATTTTATAGAAATTGATAACGCGTTTGAAGATGATAGCAACTAGCTTTGTTTTACTACATAACGAAATGAATATAATAAAAAAGTCATATCAAATAGACGTTCAAAATATGAAGCAGCCTATATGCAATATATGATACAACAAAACGCACCTAATTATACAAATATAACCCTCTTACAATGAATGAAGTAGTTCCAATAACAAAATCCGAATTAGCACGTTTAAGAAAACATAATATTCCAATGTTCTTATTTGATACACCAGAACAATGTAAATATATGAGAAATGATATACTACGCTACAAAATGTCAATAAAACTGACTTCATTTCAAATGAAAATTTACAAAAAATATATAGTTTAACGATTGCATGCACTAAATAAACCGGTAGTTATCTCATACCACATACTGAATAAAATCAATCAAATTAATACAACTATTTACTTGATTGATTTATTATAAGATATTATATTATAATGACAACCATCAGTTTTCCATTAAGATATGTTCCAGAACAATTGACAAATGATGATACAAAGAAACAACTTCAAATGTTGATTAAATCGAAAAAAATGTATAAAAACAAAAAATACTATATACGACAAAAAATAAAATCGTATAAAAATAAGCCTTCATCTCATGTATCAAATGCTAAAAAAATGTATAATATTGATAGTATTTTTCCATCAAATGAATTATCGATAAAAACAGGATGTTCAATTGATGCTCTCCATCAGATTGTTTCTAAAGGTGAAGGTGCTTATTATTCATCAGGTTCAAGGCCTAATCAAACTCCACAATCGTGGGGTGTTGCTCGTTTGGCAAGTTCTATAACAGGTGGTAAAGCAGCGGCCGTCGATTTTAGTATTATTGACAAATATTGTGATACAACAAAGCAGGCACACATATTGGCATTAAAATCAAAAGAAAAATACAATAATGGCACATCGAAAACAAAAACAAAAAGAAAAATATTTAAAATAAATAATATATTATAGATTTAATAATATTTCGTTCATAAACTATTAATAAGATATTATACATAAACATAAAAATATGGTATTATATAAATAAAGAAGTCAAGCAAATGTTATCTATAAATGTATGTACAGTCAATGGTAAAGCACAAGAATTTGTATTTAATTCTCAGCGGTCAATTGGTGAAATAAAATCACAAGTCATAAAACATCACGAACATTTAACACTTTCTGGCGAACAAGAAATAAAATTATTATATAAGGGGATTGAATTAGATGAATATAAAACATTAGAAAATTATGGTATAACGGCAAGGTCATCTATCCAAATTATTCATAAAACGAAACCAATAAGTATTTCACGACGAAACTCCGACGCGTCAATGTCAGCATCGTCAGCATCTATTTTCGAGTCATACGCACCATCCCCATTAAATTCATTTTATGCTCCATCAAACGCAAATGGAACATGTGTAGCGAAATCACCCAGTCCAATATCGAACACTACAAATGATATGGTTACGCATAATTTAACATCGATTCATACGAAATTAGAATATATTATAAATCATCTCGCTAAATTAGAACAGCGTGTTGCTATTATTTATGATTCAGTCGTTCCGTCGGTACCGTCATCAAATAAATAATGATAAATTCGCTTACTTAGAACCGGACCGATTTTAGGGATATCTTTTAGTAAGGTTTCTTTACTTTTTATATCAGGTAGTGTATTATATGCACCGACTAATAGATTCATTGACGCATATTTTTCGACAATTGTTTGTGCCAATTTCGTAGAACATCCGGGAATTTGAGCCAACATATTTGTAAATGTAATAGAGGGGTTTATATTAGCACTCTTTTTTGTATTATGAAATAATACTTTAATATCTGGAACAATATGTAGAGAATTCGTCGTATCGCGTGATAAATAATTACACCAATCGACTGTTTTCGATGAAAACCGCGCAAAGATTTCACGTAGAAAAGAGGTAGTTTCTACAACACCCGATGTTTTATATACTCCTATTCCATCACGAAACATTGTATTTAACATTGCGCTATATACCACATCCATATTAATATATTTTGATATATTATTTGATAAATCGCCTTCTAAAATATAGATGAATCGATGTAAAGCTACATTACTGCATACACGTGCTTTCTGTTCATGATATCGTCCGTCGCGAACACTGCTATGTAAATCAGCAAGTGTTTTTCGTTCAAATATTATTTCTATTTTATCATTTAAAACAATTTGAATATCGCCAATGTCAAGTGTTTCTACTTGACATTGGGGTTGTAAAAGAGCTATAAGAGCTTTTTCACGATAATCAACTTTTAATATGGGCACAGACACAGGTAAAGGTAGAACAGTTGTTTCAGTACTCATTATGATTATATACTAATAGTTATTTTTAACTATTTAACGAGTGTAGTATATAGAAACAGTAATTACGAAATTTATACAATTAAATATTATTTATTATATAATATATGAACAAATCAACAAATTCGCCATCTGGAACAAAAAAATTAGGAACGGTTGAATATCGTCCATTTTCTGAACTCCCTGAAGTAGTAGTATCATCTACAGTTGAAGAAGACAGGCGTGATTCACATATTAAACAATCCAGGAGAAATCGCGCTAAAAAACAACTTGGTCCTGAATTATTTAATGAACTTTCAAAAAAAAATGAACAACTCCGATATAAAGTTTCAAACAAATTTCAAGAAAAAGAAGAAGAAGAAAAACGGGCTGAACTTTCAATACTATTAGCAAAAATAGAAAAAGAAGAACGAGAAAAGGAAGAACGTCAAAGAAAAAAAGAAGAATTCCAACAGAAACTACTTAAAAAAAGAGAACAAGAAATTGCCGAAAAAAATGAAATGGAAGAATTATGGTTCTCGGAAGATACACCTCGTCCTAAATCACCTCGTCCTAAATCACCCAGTAAAAAAAAATCATTTCCACGATGGATTATGGCAAATGGTGGTAAAAGAAGACATTCAAAATCATATAAATCGAAACACATACTTTAGTTCAACGATATAAGGTTTCACTGACAATCGGATGATTCGTATTTTATCTACAAATTATGATTGGTTCGATTACGCAGCAATAAATATTCTATTATTTATGATTTATCAACGTAATAAATATATATTTATGTTAAAAATAAATGTATATTGCTTACTAACGGTATAGTCGGGGGATTTAAAAATTTGATGTTTAAAATTCTTTTATAATACGTTATTAGCAATTTCACGAAGAACACATAGAAGAAACATGTCATCTATACCTACACATATCGAAGAAAGGGAGCGCTTGCTATCTGAACGCGCAAAAGCTCTCGCTGAAAGAGAACGGGTGATGGATGAAAGAGAAGAAGCTCTGTATAGGAGAGAGAACTCATTTGAACTGCAAAACTTGGAACAAGAGTGGGGAGATTTAGTACACGCACAATCCAAGTTGTTTCAACTAAAACAAGAATGCCTGAAAAGCTCCATACTTGATGAAAGAGAAGCAGAATTGAAAAGGAAACGACGAAAACTAAACCAATGGGCCGGCCAAGATGAAGATGAAGATTGAAGCGTATCTTTTACCATTTATACTATATTATTATCTATGAGGGGTATTGAAGATTCCATCACAAACAACTCTTATAAAAAGCGGCGTATTTTTTATGTTAATATTATAGTATCAAAACAAGTGGAGATAGAACAACTCATACATTATGTATTAAAAATTTGATGTTTTAAAATTCGTTTAGTGTAAAAGCAATTCACAAAGGTTCATAAGGAAAAATATGGCATCAATTGATATTGAAGAGATAGAGCGATTATTGACTGAACAGGAGAAAGCTCTCGATGAAAAGGAAAAAGCACT